TCGTCAGCGTCTTCAGCCTGGTGGAACTATTATTCTGGTTATGACGCGGTGGGGAGACAATGATCTCACCGCCCGGCTGATCAAGCAGCAAGACCAGGACCCGAAGGCTGACCAGTGGGACATTATTGAGTTCCCTGCGATCTTGCCGAGTGGCGAACCCTTGTGGCCGGAGTACTGGAAGCTTGAAGAGCTTGAGAAGGTCAAGGCTTCGATCCCACTCTCGAAGTGGAATGCCCAATACATGCAAACGCCGACTTCGGACTCGGCATCCATTATCAAGCGCGAGTGGTGGCGGAAGTGGGACAAGACGGACGTTCCGCGCCTACACTATGTCATGCAGAGTTACGATACGGCGTTCCTCAAGTCGAGCAGAGCTGACTTCAGTGCCATTCAAACGTGGGGTGTGTTTTACCCCACGGAGGACAGTCCCCCGAACGTGATCCTGCTTGATGCAAAAAAAGGTCGGTGGGAATTTCCTGACCTCAAGCGGATTGCGTTTGAAGAATACAAGTATTGGGATCCGGAGACGGTCTTGATCGAAGCCAAGGCGGCGGGTTTGCCGCTGACGCAGGAACTCCGGGCAATGGGCATTCCGGTAGTGAATTACAGTCCGAGTCGTGGTAATGACAAGTTCAGTCGTCTAAACTCTGTGGCTCCACTATTCGAGTCCGGATTGGTGTGGTATCCTGAAACGAGTTGGGCCGAAGAGGTCATTGAGGAAGTCGCGTCATTCCCGTTTGCGGAACATGACGACATGGCCGACGCAATGGCCCAGGCCCTGATGCGCTTCCGACAAGGTGGGTTCCTGACCCATCCGGAGGACTTTGTGGTTGAGCGTGTCGAAAAGATTGGAAGAAGGGTCTATTACTGATGGCTGTTAATCCGTTCAACAACGTAGCCTCCCCCATTTATGCTGATCCAGAAGAAAACATGGATGAGTTGACGGAAGAAGAAGCGTCAATTGAATCCGAAGAGGAAGCCTACGAGCTTTCCGAGGAGGAAGAAGAGGCTCTTGCTATGGCCGAGATCCCGTTTGAGGCAAACCTCGCGGAATATCTGGAAGATTCTAAGTCCTCGAAGATCGCCAAGGAGCTTATGGGCTTCATTGATGACGATCTGTCATCGCGCTCCGAGTGGGAAAAGGTCTATGAGCAGGGGATGGAACTCCTCGGTCTGACCTATGAAGACCGTACTGAACCATTTGATGGCGCAACAGGTGTGACGCATCCGATCCTGAACGAGGCTGTCACACAATTTCAGGCCCAGTCATATAAAGAATTGCTGCCTCCGGGTGGCCCGGTGCGTACCCAGATCCTTGGAAGGGTGACACCGGAGAAGGAAGCGCAGGCCGAGCGCGTCAAGGCCTTCCTGAATTACCAGATTACACAGGTCATGGAAGAGTATGACCCTGATTATGACCAGATGCTGTTCTATGTCGGCTACGGTGGGTCTGCGTTCAAGAAGGTTTCGTATGACAGCTACCTTGATCGCGCCACTTCACCCTACATTTTGCCGAAGGATTTGATTGTTCCGTACTCTGCCCGTGATCTGATGACGGCAGAACGTGTGACACATGTCCTTCGTTACAGCCCAGTTGAGCTTAAGCGCCTCCAGCTGAGCGGTTTTTACCGTGCTGTCGAGGTTGGAAAGCCGACAGATGTTGGCCCGGACTCCATCAAGGAGCGGATTGACCGGATTACGGGTATTGAACCGTCCTCGGAACCGAACGAATACGTCCTTTACGAGTGCCATTGCTATCTGGATCTCGAAGGATTTGAGGATAAGGACGAGGAAGGCGAAGATACGGGGCTTATGCTGCCGTATGTCGTCACCTTTGAAGCCCGTTCCAACAAGGTTTTGGCTATTCGCCGCAACTGGAACCCGGCAGATCTGAAAAAGAAGAAGAAACAGTACTTCGTTCACTACAAATTCCTGCCGGGCATGGGCTTCTATGGCTTCGGCATGGTCCATTTGTTAGGAAACTTGTCTCGTTCAGCGACTTCTATCCTACGTCAGCTCATTGACGCTGGTACTTTGTCCAATCTTCCTGCTGGTTTCAAGGCAAAGGGCCTACGGGTAGAGGACCAAACCCCAATTCAGCCGGGCGAGTGGCGAGATGTCGATGCTCCGGGTGGTGATTTGGCCCAGAGCCTGCTTCCGCTGCCGTATAAAGAGCCGTCAGCTACCATTTTCCAGCTTTTGGGCTTCTGTATCGACGCGACACAGAAGTTTATTGGCACAACTGACCTTGGAATGGGTGATTCCAACCAGGAAATGCCTGTTGGTACGGCCATGGCGATGCTGGAACGTGGCAGCCGCATCATGTCGGCGGTCCACAAGCGCCTGCACTACGCCCAAATGCAGGAACTCAAGCTTATTGCGAAGGTTGTTGCTGATTATCTTCCGCCTGAGTACCCGTATGAGGTGTCTGGCGGCGATATGACCGTCAAGGCTTCGGACTTTGATGATCGTATCGACATTGTTCCGGTCAGCGACCCGAACATCTTCTCGATGACGCAGCGTGTGACGCTGGCGCAGCAGCAATTGCAGCTGGCACAGCAGGCTCCGCAGATGCACAACCTCTATGAGGCGTATCGGCGTATGTATAATGCGCTTGGTGTCACGGATGTTGACCTGATTCTTCCGCCCCCTCCTCAGCCACAGCCTGAATCGCCTGCTCTGGAGAATGCGCGGTCGATGGTGATCCCGTCCGGTGGTCAGCCGTTGAAGGCTTTCCCCGATCAGGATCACCTTGCCCATATTGAAACACATATTATGTTCATGCAGCTGCCTTTGGTGCAGATGTCTCCGCCTGTGTATGGTGTTTTGATGTCCCACTTGCTTGAGCACATGTCTCTTGCTGCTCAACAGATGGTAGTGATCAAAATGCAGAAGGCAGGGGTCATGATCCCTCTGGATGCCTCGCAAATGCAGGTTGAGGTTGCCAAGGAAGAGGCTCGCATGATGCAGCAGTTGATGCAGCGTCTTGCTCCTCCGCAGCAGGGCGACCCGTTGATCCAGTTGCAGCAGCAGAATTTGCAGTTGAAGGCGCAGGATATCCAGATGAAGGCTGCTCGTGATGCACAGCAGATGCAGCTTGATGCTGAGAAGATGCGTCAGAAGGCAGCGATTGATCGTGAAAAAACACAGTCTCAAGAAGACATTGCACAGCTTCGTGCTAATGTCGCTCTTGCCCGTGTTGCAGCCACCAAGAGGCAGTGATGAATAACACCGGAATCCGCTCGATTGCCCAGCAACTTCAGGGTATGGGCCGTGGCAAGGACACGATCCTCGCCCACATCATGCCAGAAGAAGCAGCGTTGCTTAAGCGCATGGGCGGTTCTGGTACAGTTAATCCGAACACCGGACTTCTTGAGTTCCAAAATCCTGGCGATATTGCGGGTGGTGGCTACGGATCAGGTAATATTGGCGGCGGAAGTTCTTCGAGTTCAGGCGGCGGCTCTTCGCTCAGTGGCTTCACGGGCGGCGGCTCTTCTCCCTCCGGTGTGAGCGGCGGCGGGTTTAGCAGCAGCGGAAGTGGTGGCGGCGGTGGCGGTTACTCAAGCGTCGGCGGTGGCGGCTTTACTTCTCGTACTGGTGGAGACGGTGGTGGCAGCATGGCTGCTGCTCGTGCAATAGATCGCGCATCTGTTCCCGGCTACTCCGCACCTGTGGGTGGCGGGTCATCTTCAAGCTATATGCAAAGCCTTGGTGTTCCATCGCTTATTGCTGGCGCACAGAATCTTGCATCATCTGCTGGTAATGCTCTTCTTGGTTTCAGTGATGCTGCTACGGGGCAATACAACCAGTTCATGGCAAGTCCTTCGCAGTATATCAGCGGCTTGATGCCGACTGTATCCGCAACAGCGCCATCTGCTCCGAATGTTAACCCTGTTACAGGCCGTGACTACGATCTTGAATCAACACAGCGGGCAATCAATTGGGGCGAGACTCTTGGCCGTGGCATTTACAATGTCGGTCAGATGTTTTCTTCTCCGACACAAGAAGTCTCCGGTCCTCCGGGTTTTCGCAGTGAAGCGGCGGCAGGCGATTACTCATCAACCAGTTATGATTTTACTCCGACTGCTTCTCGTATACCGACTGTTGTTGCGCCTGACGGCAGTGGCCGTATGGTATCTCGCGCTGAGGCCGAACTCTACAACGAGATGCAACGTGAACGGTTTGCGGATCAGTATCTGAACGAGCCTGTTGTAAAGGCTCAAGAGCCAGCTCCCGGATCTCCGACTGCATTAGCGCAATCTCTTCCTCCTGGTTTCAGGAGCGAAGCGGCTTCTGGTATTCCGGCACCGCAGCCAACTGAAATCACTCCGTATGGGTTCAGTTCATTAAACACACAGCCTCTTCCTGAAACAACGATGGCTGGTGTAACAGGCTTTGGTGTAACACCCGGTGCTACAGTTCCAAACCAATCCGTTGTGAATGTTGATAGCCTCGTAGACAAAGTTAAAAGCTGGGCACCGTTTACAACATCCATGATGTCTGATGATCAGATCAAAGAGGGCCTTATTTCTGGTTTGCCGGAAGGAATGACTTTTGATCCGAGAACAGGTGTTGTTGTAAACAGGACAGGTCTTTCTACGGATGAAGCTGTAGCAACACTTGCTAATTCCACTGTACAACAATTTAACCGAGAGTACCCAGTTTCGCAGTTTATGACTCCTGTAAGAACTGCTCCGACATCTGCATATGGTCAGGTGACTGGTCCGTCTTACGCATTCAATGAGGTTCCGACTGTTGCGCAAAATGTTGCGCAATCTCTGGATGCTGACTTTGAACAGGTCATGACTGGTTTGCGTAGCGGTGGCGCTGAAACGGCAGAAGACGAACGTGCATTCCGTGTTTTGGAAAGCAATGTCGGTCCCTACAAGGTTGTCGAGAATCCTGCGATTACGCGCGGTGTCGATCCTCGCTTGCTGGATATTACACGTAAGGAATCTGTCGCTCTCCCGGAAGGCCAATACTACCGCTTTACATCTGGCGTTCGTCCGAATGATCCGGGTGTTCACTCGACAGGACGGGCGCTTGATGTTCAGATTATGACTCCGCAGGGCGGTCTCGCGAACTATCAGTCCCCCGAAACATTTACTGCTTACGAACAACCTGCGCAGGTTGGCCGTGGCATTCAACAGGCTGTCTATCCTGAACTCAATGACAGCTACTATTGGGGCGGTTACTTCTCCGGCCCGAAGGGTGTCTATGGCGCATTGGACCTGATGGACCGTCGTATTGGTGGCAACAGACCTGCTGGCGGAAGCTGGGAAACAGGTTTAACACAGCAACAAGCTTCACTTTGGGGCCTGACACCGGGCGTCACAAGCGCAATTCAAACAGCTGGTGTCACCGCTCCCGTAACTACAACGACTGCAATCCAAGAAGGCAGGTTGGGCAACGTGCTTGACTTGTCTCTTAGCGCATCTTTGGCTGAAGACTTTGCTCCTGTTGTTAATGAAATCGGAGAGCAGGATCTTGCGGCACTTGGCGCAACCGAGATCAGCGACAATGTTCTCGATAATGCACCAACATACACAGGTGGTGGCGGAGGATCAGATCGCTACCGTACTTCCCGGGCACCGACAGCTCCCCTTCCAGTGGAAGAGCAGCTTCCTGTAGCTACACCTGTATATACAACAGGAATGGATTTAACCCGTAGGCAGTATACCCCTCGCCCGGTTTCTGTCTCAACATCTAGCCCCGCCTACTCGTAAGGAGTTATGACTATGAAGAAGACCTCGAAGATGCCTGCGGTTGAAACCTCGCAGACGATTGTAAACCAAGGCTCTGTCCCTCTCGCACAGGTCACCGATGTCCCGGTTCCTGCTGCACCTAAGGGTGAACAGACAGCCCGTGGCTTTGGCGCAATGCTGCGTCCTCAGAAGTTTGTGGTGCGCTAATGGATCTTCTCGGCACCTTTGGCCCACTTCTGCGTCAGGTTGCTCCGACTATTGCGACCGCCCTTGGCGGTCCAGTAGCGGGCATGGCTGTACGTGCTTTGTCTATTGGCCTTCTCGGTCGTGACGACGGAAGTGCCAGCGATCTTGCCGAAGTCCTTGCTGCTGCAACACCGGATCAGGTGACAGAGATCAAGCGGATTGATGCTGAATTTCAGGTCAAGATGAAGCAGCTTGAAATTGATCTTGAGGCTTTGGTTGTTGCGGATCGCAAGAGTGCCCGTGACATGCAGATGGCACTCAAGACAAACCTCGTGCCAGGCATGGCAGTATTTATCTTGTGTTCCTTCGTGGCAATTACTGTGGCCACGCTCCTTGGATACACAAAAGTAGACTCTGTGTTGGCAGGAACTTTGATAGGATATATTTCCGCAAAGGCTGAACAGGTCATCTCGTTCTACTTTGGCTCATCAAACAGCAGCCAAAACAAGGATTCGATGCTGTTTAATTCAATGCCGATCAAGTAATTTGAGTGGAGAAAGCGTGTGGACGGTATTTACTTTGCCGACAATATTCTTAAGTTCATCCGTGAGAGGACATCTGTCCTCGTGGGACAGATGACAGAGGGATCTGTTCCGGATTTCGCCGCATACATGAAACTTCGTTCCCAATACGAAGCATGGGTATCGGTGGAAAGTGAGTTAAAATCCCTGTTGAAACGGATAGGCATGGAAGATGAGTAATCTCATTCTACCGGAACACGTTGCTAGGGCCATGAAGGCCAAGAAAGTTGAAGAAAACAAAGAGCAGGTTGAAGAGAAGTCTGAAGCAATAGACGTTTCTTCCGCTTATGTTCTTGAAGAGGAACGCTCTTTAGATCCATCAAAGCTGCCTACCTCAGCTTTGGAACGTATGCCACAGCCAACAGGCTGGCGCATTCTTATCCTTCCCTACAAGGGGTCGGGTAAGACCAAAGGTGGTATTCTCATGGCTGATGAGACTATCGAACGTAATTCTCTCGCCACAGTTGTCGGTTATGTCCTCGCTGTCGGCCCCGAAGCATACAACGATCAGGAAAAGTTTCCTTCTGGTCCATGGTGCAAGAAGGGCGATTGGGTCATGATTGGTCGCTATGCCGGAACTCGTTTCCGGATTGAGGGTGGGGAAGTACGTATCATCAACGATGACGAAGTTATTGCCACTATTTCAGACCCCGCAGATATCCTTAACGTCTGAGGATAATGCGAATGACCGTGGAGATGTACCATGCTTGACAAAGAAGAGGTCAAGGAAAAGGAAACTACAGAAGAACTTGAAACGGAGGAAGAGTCCTCTGCGGCGGAAGCCGAAGCATCTGATGTAGACTCCGAAGAGTCGGAAGACATTGAAGACGATAAGGACGAGGGTGACGAACCCGAGGCTGCACAAGGCAAGAAGTCAAAGGAAGACGATCTTTCCCAGTATAGTCACGCTGTACGTCGGCGTATGAAAAAGATGGCGGCTAAAAACCGCGCTCTTGAGAAACGCGAACTCGATGCCTTGGAGTATGCCCGTTCTGTAAAGATTGAGCTTGACCAGCTTAAGAAGCGGGAAATGCAGTTAAGCCGTAACCTTGAGACTGAGGCTGAAGTACGCCTCAAGACCCAAGAGCAGCTTCTGAAAGACCAATACAAGCTCGCCGTTGACAGCGGCGACGTGGACAAGCAGATCGAGGCTCAGTCCACACTTGCCCAACTTGCGGTAGAGAAGGAGCGTCTGCGCAACTTCCGTGTTTACCGTGAGGAGCAGGAACGAGTTTCTGTTCAGCGTGAGGCTGAACCAGCTCCCGCCCCGCCACCACCACCAAAGCCCGACCAAAAGGCTAAGGACTGGGCGAATCGAAACCAGTGGTTCGGTAAAGACCGTGCCATGACTTTTACCGCATATGAGATTCATAATGACCTGATGGCCGAAGGCTATGACGGTACAGATGAAGAGTACTATAACGAACTTGATTCTCGGTTGCGGAAAGAGTTCCCGTCCAAATTCAAGGAAATCGTGCAACAACGTAAACCCGCTTCTACTGTCGCTTCTGGTCGTCCGACACAGGTTAAGAAGGGTTCTTCTGACCCTGACCTTACGGATTCGCAGAAAAACATTGCACGTCGTCTTGGTGTAAGCTATGATGATTACAAACGTCAGTTGAAGCTCGCTAGAGAGAGGGCCGAATAATGGTTGATCGCTCACCACGCACAGCTTCAACTCGAACCGCGGCTGCACGTCCGTTGACATGGAAGCCGCCGTCCACTTTGGACGCACCACCGCCCCCTGCGGGCTACGTTCACCGTTGGATCCGTATGGAGTCCAATGGGATGGATGACCGGAAGAATCTTTCTTCCAGACTACGCGAAGGCTTTGAGCTTGTTCGCGCTGATGAGTATCCAGATCGTGACGATCTGCCTACCATCAATGACGGCAAACACGCAGGTGTTATTGCCGTGGGAGGTTTGGTCCTCGCTCGTATCCCGGAAGAGTTGGTCAATCAGCGCAATGCTTATTATCGTAGGCAAGCCAATGATCAGCTGACCGCCGTGGATAACGACCTCCTCCGGGAGCAGAATCCAGTCATGCCGATCATTAAACCTGAACGGCAATCTCGTGTCACTTTCGGTGGACCTCGTTCCACCGAGTAATTATAGGATCTAAGCTATGCCGAATATTGATGCGGCTTTCGGACTTCGTCCGTATGACATGCTTGGAAGCGGTGCCAACACGAACGGCAACATGACGTTTACGATCCAGACGGCTTCGACCGCTGGTTCTTCGAATGTGATTTATCAGGGCTCACCTGTTATTCCGCTTTCGAACGGCTTGATTGATCGTGTCGGCAATGCGAACGGTGGTACCGTTCCGCTTCTCGGCGCATTCCTTGGCTGTAACTACATCGACCTTACGGGTAAGCCCCGCTGGTCGCCGTATTGGCCGGGCACGGCCTCTGTTATGGCCAACTCGGTTGCAACCGCTTCGGTTGCTGCCCACCCGGATCAGCTCTTCCTCATCAACTGCGATGCGGCGGCTGCTGATACGATTGTCCACTCTAACGCGAACTTTGGTTCCGCTCAGAGCGGCAGCACGGTTTCGGGTCTTTCATCGGCAGAACTCGCTGTTTCGACAGCGGATGCTACAACGAACACCCTCAATCTCCGTATCATTGGCTTCGAGGACACTCCTGCCAATAGCGATGCGGCGGCGGCTGGTCGTTTGGCGATTGTTTTGCTTAACAACCACTTCTACCGTTACAATGCTAACGGTACTGGTCAAGGCATCTAAGGAGTAATGAACCATGGCTATTACTCGTTCACAGCTCCTCAAGGAACTTGAGCCCGGTCTGAACGCTCTGTTCGGTATGGAGTATGATCGTTACGACAACGAGCATGCTGAAATCTTCGACACGGAAAATTCAGACCGTGCATTCGAAGAAGAAGTGATGCTCAGTGGCTTCGGCCAAGCCCCGGTCAAAGGTGAAGGCTCTGCCATCTCCTATGACACAGCAGGTGAAGCTTTCACCGCTCGCTACACCCATGAGACGATTGCTCTTGCATTCGCCATCACGGAAGAAGCAGTGGAAGACAATCTGTACGACAAGCTCTCGGCTCGTTATACCCGCGCTCTTGCTCGCTCGATGGCGAACACGAAGCAGGTTAAGGCGGCTTCGGTTCTCAACAATGCGTTCTCTTCGTCCTACAAGGGCGGTGACGGCGTATCGTTGGTGAACTCGGCTCACCCGACGACGGGCGGCGGCAACTTGTCGAACACCCTCGCTACGCAGGCTGACCTCAATGAAACGTCTCTTGAACAGGCGCTCATTGATATTGCAGCCTTCATCGACGAGCGTGGTCTGAAGATCGCAACTCGCGGCATGAAACTTATCATTCCGCCTGCACTTCAGTTCACAGCAGAGCGTATCCTGAAGTCTGAACAGCGTGTTTCGACGGCAGATAATGATATCAATGCAATCAAGACTGGCGGCTACCTGCCTCAGGGCTTTGCGGTGAATCACTTCCTGACCGATCCGGATGCGTGGTTCGTGAAGACGGACGCTCCGAATGGCCTCAAGCACTTTGTGCGCTCGCCGCTCAAGACCGCCATGGAAGGCGACTTCGAGACGGGCAACGTGCGCTACAAGGCTCGCGAGCGTTATTCGTTCGGCTGGTCGGATCCCCGCGCGATCTACGGTTCGCAGGGCGCATAAGACTAAAGGGACCGGAGAAATCCGGTCCCTTCCTCTATCCGGGATTCCCGGCTTTGTAGACTGTCCCGGCAGACGATGCAGAGACTACGGAGCCTAACTTCTGCATAAGGATATATTTCAATGGGAACCAGTTCATTCTCCGGCCCGATTAAAATCGGCCCAATCAAATTCACAACTGGCACAACGCTTGGCGAAAACATTGCCAACGTCGGCACGGCAGTAACTGTTCAGTCCGAAGCGATCACGCAGGCTGCATCGACAGGCCAGTCGGCAGGTGTCTACCAGACCAGCATCGTTATTCCGGCAGGAAGCCTCATCCATGACATTAAGCTGTATGTAACGACAGCATGGACTGGTGCGGCTACGACGCTTGGTGTCGGCACGACTGCTCTTGCCACGAAGTTCACGGCAGCTGGCGCTGTTGCGGGCGGCACAATCGGTGCGGTTTCGGTTAATCCGGGCACAGATGCAACGCGCACAGCAGCTTTCGTTAACGTCGGCACAGCTGATAACCGTATCGTTATCACGTCGTCGAACACAGGCTCTGGCGCAGGCACACTCGTTGTCACCTACGTTCAGCCTGGTTCAATCAACCCGTAATTAATGTTGTTAGAGGGGGCTTTAGAAGCCCCCTCCTCATCTACAGGGGATTGAGATGGCGCGTAATCAGGCTACAGTTTATTGTGAGCCTAACGTCTGGACTCAGCTAACCAATGCTGATGCCACTGAAATCACGTTTCAGGTTCAGACATCGGACATTTATGTCCGGTTCACAACCGATACAACAACACCGACAGAGGCTCGTGGGATTGAATATCCTGAAGGTCTTGGCGAACTTCAAAAGGCCATGGCTGACTTGACTTCATTGTCGGGCGCAAAGCGGGTTTGGGCAAAACCTGTTGGCGGTCGTAGGGCAGTTGTTTACGTAGATAGCGACTAAGATGGAAAGTCCTTTCAATCAACTCGCACTTCGTAGTCCGTTCTACGGGGCGGGCGTGGCACCGTTCACGCCTCTATCCCTCTTCGCATCCGGCGAACAAGGCGTTTGGTATGATCCGAGCGACCTGACGACGTTGTTTCAGGACGCTTCTGGCACTACTCCGGTAACGGCAGTGGAGCAGCCTGTTGGCCGCATCCTCGATAAGTCAGGGCGCGGCAACCACGCCACCCAATCCACCTCCGCCTCCCGCCCCGTTCTGAGTGCGAGGGTGAATTTGCTGACGAAGACTGAGCAGTTTGATGATGCGGTTTGGACGAAAACTGGCATGACTGTCACAGCCAATGCAACAACAGCACCTGATGAAACTACCACCGCAGAGTTAGTTGTTCCAACCGCAGTAAGCTCGGCTCATCATGTTGTAAACGCCGGCTTTTCTTCTGCAGCAATTGTTGGGCAGTCATACACGATGACTTTCTACGCAAAAGCGGCGGGATATTCATGGGTTGGGATATTGAAGCCCGGACAAACTATAACCTCTTTTAATGTAACAAATGGCACCGTTGGTAATGTTTCAACTGGGCATACAAATGCAACAATACAAGCCATTGGTAATGGCTGGTACAGGTGCAGCGTTACAGAAACATCGTGGTTAAGCGGAAACGGTGGCCGCATTTATTGTATGAATAACGATAACGCTGGAATTTTTACCGGAGATGGAACGAGCGGTGCTTATATTTGGGGCGCAGATTTTCGCGTAACCAACGAAGTCAACTCCCTGATCCCACAATACCAGCGCGTCAACACATCCACCGACTACGACACGACGGGCTTCCCACTGTATCTCCGGTTCGACGGAACGGATGATAGTTTGGCGACGGGTAGCATCAATTTCACCAGCACGTCGCAAGTGAGCTTATTTGCTGGCGCAAGAAAACTAAGCGATGCAACAACAGGTGTCGTCGCAGAATTCGGCGATGGTTCAACACAAACAACTGGTCGATTTGCTTTGTATGCTCCATCTGGAAATGCAACAAATTACGCCATTAGATCAAGTGGTTCCGGCGACAACCAAAGGACCTATTCTTATACAGCTCCTATTACAAACGTCATCGCAGGATCAATTACAACTATTGCCGCAGATTCAGCAGCTGCTGTTTCCGCTCGTTTCAACGGCGCGGCAGTTGTTGGAACAAGTTCTGTGTCAAACGCATCTACAGGAAACTACAGCAACTATCCGCTCTACATCGGTCGCCGTGGTGGAAGCTCATTGCCATACAACGGTCGCCTCTACTCACTGATCGTGCGTGGCGCGCAATCCACCGCAACACAAATCACAAATACCGAAACTTGGGTGAATGGAAAGACAAAGGCATACTGACATGGCTGACGTGTTCCGCACCCTTATCGTCCCCTTCGCCCAAGTTGATTTGGCCCGCCAAGTCGCCGCGATTTTTCCCGGAGGCGAGGGCATGTGGACGACGCCGCTTTCAGTAGATGGGCTTGAGCCGCGAACACATTACATCTCGTCAGGTTACGTCCCCGAGAACTATCAGACCATGGTCCCCTGCCAGTATTGGGAACAGGGCGAAGACGGTGAATGGGTCGAGACGGGTTCGTATGCAGGTGATCCGGTGGCTGTGTACGAGGCCGTGACCGCCGCAGGCGTAGAATGCACACAGGCACAGATCAACGCACTCTTCGCTAGCGCAGACGTGACCGAGCAGGACCCGTTTGTTGCGATGGGTCGCCTTAACCTCCAGATCATATCGAGTGGTACGCCATGACCCGACCACCGTCATCTGTAACACGGACAGGAGCCTACGAGCCGTTCGAGCTACAGGTGAGCCGTGGTCAGATTCCGTGGCACAGAAACTACACGATCTTCGGGTACAACGCTGACGTAGATACGTCCCTCGAAACCGTGTGGCCTTACGGCGGAATACTTACGTTTCCGTCTACTGCTATTCAGCTCTCTGTCAGCTCTGACAATGCTAACGATACGTCAAATGGCACCGGAGCAAGGACAGTGTTTATCGAAGGTCTGGACGCTAACCACGATGTTATAACAGAGGTTGTAACATTGAATGGTCAAACTGCCGTTACCACAACAAAATCTTATCTCCACATCAACAATTGTTATGTGGCTACGGCAGGATCTTTGAATTCAGCGGCAGGCAACATTTATTTTGGCACTGGTGTTGTGACAGCGGGTGTTCCGGCAACCGTTTATGACATCATCCAATATGACTATAATGCTCGTGTCACAGGAAGCTTTACTATTCCTGCGGGATACACTGGTTTTCTCACAGAAGGTTTATTTTCTTCTGGTCAATCTTCAGGATCCGGCCCTGTCACAGGTCGATTGATGACACGCGGGACGGATAACATCCGCAGAACAGCTGCTGTTACAACAGTCAACAACGGTGCCGCAGACTACACGTTTGATTTCCCAGTCGCTATCCCGGAGAAGACAACGGTTGAAGCTCAGGCTGTTGGGACTGGAACAAACAACGCTTGCTCAAGCATGTTTATTCTAATCCTGATTAAGAACGATGCGGGGACTGCGTGATGGCTAAAAAAGACATGGGCATCAAGACCTCCGTTAAGTCCGGAAACTTCCGCCCCACAAAGCAAGGTGCTGGTATGACCGAGAAGGGCGTAAAAGCCTACCGTCGTGCCAATCCTGGTTCAAAACTTCAGACCGCTGTCACCGAGTCCAATCCTTCCGGAGAACGTGCCAAGCGACGTAAATCCTTCTGCGCCCGGTCTGAGGGCCAGATGAAGCAATTTCCGGAGGCGGCCAAGAACCCCAACAGCCGCCTTCGTCAGGCCCGGAAGCGTTGGAGGTGCAAGTAATGTCGATCCCCTTTGAACTCATTTGGAACGGCTTACTGTCGTTAGTTCTTATTCCCCTTTTCTGGGTTCTGGTGTATCTTAATAACCGGATTACATCTATTGCCGAGGCCAACAGTGCGTCGATTGAGCGTATCTGGAAGTCGATGGCAGAGCACCGCGAAGACGTTCCGAAGACCTATGTCACAAAGATAGATCTCCAGAACACGCAGGCACAGTTGTTAACAAGGTTTGATCGTCTGGAAGAGAAGATCGACCGGATGGCAGGAGTTAAATCATGATGATGAAGAAGTCTTCGATCAAGTCCAAGGTTGCAAAGAACAAGGCCAAGATGCCGAAGAAGATGGGTTCGTCTATGCCTATGGGCGGCATGGCTCCATCGAAAGGCATGAAGCCTATGATGGGCATGAAGAAGGGCGGCATGGCCAAGAAGCCGGGCGTTGCTATCATGATTGCTATTGGTAAGCCGAAGGGCAAGATGAAATGAAGAAGCCTGTCTGGGAAAAGCCGAGACCCAAATCTCTAGGTAAACCAAAGAAGCTGACACCTGCTCAGAAGAGCAAGGCTAAGGCTGCTGCGGCAAAGGCTGGTCGTCCATACCCGTCTCTTGTTGATAACATGCGTGCCGCGAGGTCGAAATGAAAAAGCCGAAGAAGGTTGCCAAGGTGATGCGGGAGTTTAAATCCGGCACACTTCATTCCGGCAAGAAGGGTCCGGTTGTGAAGAATCCGAAGCAAGCGATTGCTATTGCGTTGTCAGAGGCTGGCATGAGCAAGCCTAAGAAGAAGGGTAAGTAAGATGCCAAATGTTCCTATGCCTCCGGAAACCCCTGAGTTTCGCAAGAAGGCCCGCAAGAAGATGAAGCCTGAGGACATGCCGATGTCCGATGCCATGCAGAACTATCTCCGCCAGAAGTCTGACGATGAGAGCCGTATGCGCATGGAAGAAGACATGGCGGATGAAGCAAAAGAAGCTTATCCTGTCCGTGGTTACAAAAAGGGCGGCATGGTCCGTGGTTGTGGCAAGGCCGTTCGCGGTCATGGCAAAGGGAAGATGTACTAAGATGGCTGCTGGTGCGATGCTTGCTCTTGGCATGTTTAACAAGAGCCCGAAAAAAGCGAAGAAGCCTGTTAAAGCTTCGAAGAAGATGAAACCCGTCGCCATGAAAAAGGGCGGCATGGCAAAAGGAAAAGGCAAATGATGCGCTCCGATATGTCAAAGCAGATGCAGGGCCCTCGCGCTCCCATGGATCGTGGCTACAATCGTGAAGGCTTCAAGGGTCGTGGTCCGATGACAATGCGCACGATGGGTTATGCCAAGGGCGGTATGGTCTCACCGAAAGGTCAGGGCTGCTGCATGAAGAAAAAATCCTGCAAGATGTCTTGAGGTAAAAGATGGCCCTTTCCGGCACAAAATCCTTCGAGCTTGATGTCGCTGACTATTGCCAAGAGGCATGGGAAAGATGCGGGCTTGATATTCGCACAGGCTATGACCTGCGCACGACGACGCGCAGTCTCAACCTTGTGCTCGCGGATTGGGCAAACCGTGGCCTGAACCAATGGACGATTGAAGAGCAGGTCATTACGATGTCTGCGGGGGATAATGACTATCCTCTTACGGCTGCGGATATTGATGTGCTTGAAGCAGTTGTCCGGTTCACAGATGGCGTTGGTACGGCAAACCAGTCTGACCTGACTGTGGATCGCATCAGCCGCGAGTATTATCTGAACATCCCGAACAAGCTGACACAGGGCCGACCTGTCCAGTACTTCGTGGATCGTCAGATTACCCCTGTCATCAAGGTCTGGCCGACACCGGATCAGACTTACTATCTTGTTGTTAACAAGCTCGTTCGTATGGACGATGCGACTTCCGGGGTTAACACTCTTGAAATCCCTTTCCGCTTTTATCCTTGTCTGGCTGCTGGCCTTGCCTATTACCTCTCTCTCAAGAAGGCTCCTGAGAGAAGCCAGCTTCTTAAAGCTGTGTATGATGAGGAATTTATAAGGGCTGCCGCAGAAGACCGTGACAGGGCATCTTTGAATCTGACACCGGGACGTTCGTCTTATAGGGTGGTGTAATGGCTCGCTTTGCTGTCGGTGCAAGATCTCAGGCCATCTGTGACCGTTGCGGGTTTCAGTATGACTACTTGCAGCTTCGTCAGGAATGGAATGGGTTGAGGACTTGCCCGGAATGCTGGGAGATCAAGCATCCGCAGCTTGATCCCATCTATCCTCCGACCGAACCGCAGGCTCTTTTGAACCCCCGTCCTGATCGCATTGAGCCTATGGATGTGCCTGTAGGCTATGAAATCTTCCCGTTTGTAGAGTATAATCTCCTGCAAGGAGTGACCCAACTCGGGGTTGTTAAGGTGGAGATTAGCTGATGGGCTGGACATATTCGACACTGGTGCAGGCCATCAAGGACTTCACGCAGTATGACGAGACGACATTCAACGCTAACATTGATACGTTCATCCAGAACGCCGAGGAAAGGCTGTTCTATGCTGTCGATCTTGATGTCTTCCGCAAAAACCAAGCCGGAACTTTTACTTCCGGCAACAAATATCTTACCGTTCCTTCCGATTATATGGCTCCATTTAGCCTGAGTGTAACGGTGAATGGGTCACAGAGTTTCCTGTTGATTAAAGATGTCGAGTATATTCAAGAGTATAATCCGACAGGTGCTACAGGAACACCTAAGTATTATGCAATGTTTGACATCAATAACTTCATTGTTGCTCCGACTCCGGCAGGTACATATCCGGTTGAGTTGCACTATTACTATCGTCCGGCAAGTATTGTTACGGCGGGTACTTCGTGGCTTGGGGACAATGCTGAGCAGGCACTGCTTTACGGTTGCTTGGTCGAGGCATATACCTTCATGAAGGGTGAGCCAGACCTGCTCAACCTCTATAACCAGCGGTTCAACGAGTCTCTGGCGCGTCTCAAGAACTACGGTGAAGGCCGTGAAAATGACGATGCGTACCGGGACGGTCTTATTCGGGTAAAGGCTAACTGATGTTTAAAGCAATCGAAAGCGGCCCATTCAGGGTGGATGTTGTAGCCACATCAAACGGCTCGCATGGCCCTGAGTTTTGGGCAAAGCGGGCGACGGAAAAGATTGTGTCTGTCTCTGACACGGCTCCTCCGGCTATCCGCGATCAGGCTGTTGCCTTCCGCGATACAGTTGAGGCTGTTGTTCTTTATTACATCAAAGAGGCTGTAAAAGATAACGCCTCTGTGGTATCCAATAGGTTAGTTGAAGCGGGTCATCCGCAGCTTGCCGACATGATTAGGAGTGTTTGATGAGTTTCTCGGGTAATTTTCTTTGCACGTCTTTCAAGACGGAGCTTTTGCAGGCGGCGCATGACTTTCGCTCAGGCGGCGATACGTTCAAGATTGCCTTGTATACGGACTCGGCCACGCTGAATGCTTCGACAACGGCTTACAGCTCGTCAAACGAGATTACAAATACGTCCGGTTCGGCATATGTTGCAGGCGGTAATACGCTCACAAACGTCAGTCCGACAAGCAGCGGCACAACGGCCTTCACTGACTTTGCGGATGTGTCGTGGAACTCGGCATCATTCACTGCCCGTGGCGCGTTGATTTATAACACGACACCGACGAGTGGTCTTGGCCTGACGAATCCGGCAGTTTGTGTTCTGGACTTCGGTTCTGATAAGACTGTTTCGAGTGGTACATTCACCGTTATCTTCCCGACCGCTGATGCCTCAAACGCCGTGATCAGGATTGCCTAATGACCATATCTCTCAAGCATCTGTTCCAGTCCTCTGTTCCTGACGGAGGTGATACAACACTTGTCCAGCCATCAAACTGGAACGAGGAACACGTACTTGAGATGGCTACAGGCAAACTCCTCGGTCGCTCCACAGCAGGCACTGGCGCTGCCGAAGAGATTTCCGTTGGTACAGGCTTGTCACTCTCCGGCGGCACACTGTCCAATACACTCGACGTTACCCTCACGCCTGGCACAACCGCCACCTCCGGAGGCGCTGCTGGTCAGATCATGTTTGATACTGGCTCAGTGCTTCAGGAAAGCAGCAATCTGGTATGGGATAATACCGCAAAGCGTCTTACAATCTCCGGTTATTCTCTGACCGGAACGGCTGCTGATTCACTGCTCGATTTGTCCGGCACTTGGAACACGACTGGTACACCTACGGCTTTGAAGTTGAACGTCACCGACACTGCAAGTAATGCGTCGTCGCTTTTGATGGATTTGCAAGTTGGTGGGTCGAGCCGATTTAGTGTTCGTAAAGATGGGCGAGCTAACGTTGCTGATTTAAATTGCCCGAGCGGGGATTTAATTGTATATAGAGCTGGTACAATAAGCGCACGTTTTGGTACAGCCAGATTTACAGCACCGTCTGAAATTGGCCTTAGCAATAACAACCCTTCATCTCCCGATATATTCCTATCCCGCCGCGCAGCCGCTAACCTTCGGTTCGGCGCAGCAGACGCAGCCGCCCCAGTCGCACAGACACTCAGCGTACAGTCAGTCGTCGCAGGTACGACGGATACAGCCGGTGCGAACCTTACGATTACAGGATCGCAAGGCACCGGAACGGGTGCGGGCGGGAGCATTATCTTCCAAGTGGCTCCTGCTGGGTCAAGTGGCACAGCGCAGAACGCACTGACAAGTGTATTGCAAATTTCGGCGGCAAACCGAGTAACAGCAGCTACTGGTGAGTTTGAGGGTTCTGGTTACTTAAGTTTATTTACAAATACTGCGTCTGCTATCGCCCGTACCCTTACTAACAGAACAATTATATTTAACACTAGCAATAACCCTTCGTTTACTATGAGCGGTAACGGGCGTATTGGTTTTGCTAGTAACACGGCTGGCAGCAGCGACGTAGGACTCACTTTCGATGTAATTTTATCCCGCCGCGGTGCCGCCAACCTCCGCTT